TAAATATTTAATTAAAAAAGATGTTACCTTTTTAGAAGAGTACATTGCAGCAAACACATCAACAGGCCAACCTAAATATTATGCGATGGGTCAAGGTGGGACTGGCGACGGAGCAACTAACTCAGGTAAGATTAGAGTAGTGCCTGTGCCTGATCAAGCGTATGTGGTTCAAATACACTTTACAAAAATTCCAGATAAATTAGAAGCAAGCAGTAACGAAACAAGTTACATCAGTTTAAATTTTCCAAATGGTTTATTGTATGCATGTTTGGTAGAGGCTTTTGGATTCTTGAAAGGTCCACCAGATATGATACAGTATTATGAACGAAGATATCAAACTGAGATACGACAATTTGGAGGAGAACAAATAGGACAACGTAGAAGAGATGACTACACTGATGGCACAATTAGAATACCAGTCAACTCTCCAACACCTTAGGATTAAAATATGGCATCATCATTTTCAACATTAGGAATAGAACTCATAGCAACAGGAGAAGCATCCGGTCTTTGGGGTGATAAAACTAATGTTAATCTACAAATGTTTCAAGAAATCACATCTGGTTATGTTGCAAAATCTATTGCAGGTAGTTCACAAACAACTGCATTAAGTATTACAAATGCTACAGTGGGTAGTGATGCAAGACAAGCAGTTATTGAATTAACAGGAACAATAACAGGTAATCAAATTGTAACGGTTCCAGACTCACTAGAAAAAGTTTACATTGTAAAAAACGCAACATCAGGATCACACACGGTTCAGTTTAAAACAGCTTCAGGAACTGGAGTTACTTTTGCTGCAACAGAAAAAACTTCAAAATTAGTTTTTGCAGATGGAACAAATATTGTTGATACAGGTTTTGCACTAGGTGTTGCAGCTGATGATATTTCAGAAGGAGATGCTGCGGTTACAATTGCAACATCAAGTGGTGATATAACTATAGATTCACCTGCTGATATTGTATTAGACGCTGATGGTGCAGATGTATTTTTAAAAGATGCTGGTACAACTTACGGAAGTTTAACTAATTCATCAGGTAATTTAATTATAAAATCAGGAACAACAACCGCTGCAACATTTAGTGGAGCTAACGTTACACTAGCAGGGACAGTTGGATCTGGTGCAATTACTTCTACTGGCACAGTTCAAGGAACTACAATTACAGCGACAACAGCTTTTGTTCCAGATGCAAGTGATGGAGCGGCTCTTGGTACTTCATCTTTAGAATTTTCAGATTTATTTTTAGCTGATGCTGCAGTTATTAATTTAGGAGATGATCAAGATGTAACGATTACACACGTTGCAGATACAGGTATTTTATTGAATGCAGCTAGTGTTATACAGTTTAGAGATTCTGGTTTAACCATTGGATCGAATGCAGATGGTGATTTAGATATTGTATCTGATGGAACTGCAGTTGATTCTATTAATGTAGAATCTGCAGGTGGTATTACATTAGATGCTGGCACAGCGAGTAGTGGTATTATCTATGAAGATGATGGCACTGAAATGATGCGTATTCATAACTCATCAAGCGATGTAATTATAGAATCAAAAGTATCAGATAAAGATATTATTATTAAAGGTAACGACGGTGGCTCTACGGTTTCAGCTTTAACATTAGATATGTCAGCTGCAGGTGCAGCTTCATTTAATGCAGGAGTAACAGCTAACGCAGGTATTGAAACTAAAAATGGAGCAACAGGTGCTGGGTTTGTTAAATTTTTTGAAGACTCCGATAATGGAACAAATGCCATCACGCTTCAAGGACCGGCATCAACAGGTGACGTTACGTTTACTTTGCCATCAGCAGATGGTTCTAGTGGTCATGTGCTAAGAACCGATGGTTCTGGAAATCTATCTTTTGTAGCACAATCTATTTCATCTCTTGCTGCGGATGATATTTCAGCTGGTGATGCGGCAGTAACAATATCAACTACTTCAGGTAATATTACAATCGATGCAACAGCTAATGACACTGATATTATATTTAAAGGGACAGACAATACTGCAGATATTACTATGTTAACTTTAGATGGTAGTGATGCAGGGACAGCTACATTTAATCATGATATTATTTTAGGAAACGATTCTTTTATACAATTTGGTGGAGCTTCAGAAACAATATCAGGTGATGGCACAGACATGACTATTGCAGCTAATAATCTTACTGTTGATGCTGCCGCTGATATAATATTAGATGCAGCGGGTAACAACGTAACATTTAAATCTGGTGGAACATCTATTCTTGATATTAGTAACAGTTCAAGTGATGCAGTTATAACTTCAAGTGTGCAAGACAAAGATATTATATTTAAAGGTGATGATGGTGGCGCTGCTGTAACAGCGTTAACTTTAGACATGTCAGCTGGAGGTACTTCCATATTTGGTGCTGCAGCTTTTAATGCAGAGGCTACATTAACAGATGCATCAACTATCTCTTGGGATGTTGCAGCATCTCCTGTTGCAAAAGTAACTCTTGGTGCAAACAGAACTTTAGGTGCAGGATCAAACGCTGTCGCTGGCCAGTTTGTTTCACTACTTGTTATACAAGATGGTACAGGATCAAGAACACTATCATTTAATGCTGCGTATGAATTTACTGCAGACACAGCACCAACATTAACCACAACAGCTAGTAAAGGAGACTTGTTTGTGTTTAGATATAACGGCTCAAAATTTTTAGAAGTCGGAAGAAATCTAAACCTAACGTTATCATAATATGTTTGCATTAGTCGAATCAGGATCAATAACAAAATACTTTGCAGGTAACAAAGGTGTTGTTATCGGAGATACTCAATATCCAAAATCAATATTTACGCTTTGGAGTGAAAGTGACAGAAATGGAATTGGTATTTATACTGTTACAGTAAACGAAACAAATAAAAAAGATGAACAGTGGTATATGAATACAGACATAACTTATTCTTTTTCAAATAATAAAGTTACAGGTTCTTATGGAACAGCAACAGCTAAAGAACATGCAGACACTTTATGGACACAAGATGATTCAGATGATGGAGTTTTACCAAGTGATAAATCTGTAGGTGATGTTAAAAATAAAGGATTAAAAACAACTTTAATTGAAACTGTAAAAAAACAAGCTGCTGGTATATTACAAGAAACAGATTGGTACATTATTAGAAAAGCAGATGCAGGCACAGCGGTGCCATCTTCAATCACTACACACAGAGCAGCGGTTAGAACGAAAGCAGCTCAAATGGAAACATCAATCACTAATGCAGCAGATACTGCAGCTTTAGAAACTTTGTATACTTACACAGAACAAGAAGATGGATCTTTTACAAGACCTATTGGTGAACTGCCCACATTGGAGGATTAATGCCTACCATTCTTGGAGCAAATTCAGTTAGAGACACAGGTTACAACGTAGCTAATTCATGTAGATTTGATGGTGGAGATAGTGATAATTTAAGTAGAACAAATGTATCGTCTGTTACAAATCAATTTAAATGGACATTTTCATTTTGGGTAAAGCTTTCTGATTTGGAAACTAGTAGAGGCACTGGAAATCCATTTTTATTTAGTGATTTTACTGATTCTAATAATAGAGGCGGTATTTTTTTTGAAAGTGATGATACGTTGAGAATAAATGATAGAGTAGGTGGTTCTACTGTTCTTGAACGCAGAACAAATAGAAAATTTAGAGATACTTCAAACTTCTATCACATCGTTGTAAATCATGATAGAACTGTATCTTCTCCAACAACTGAAGTTTATGTTAATGGAGTTGAGGAAACAAGTTTCTCAGCAACAACTAATCCTTCACAAAATGGAACTTCAGCTTTTAATAAAGCTAGTGAAAGTTCATTAATAGGTAAATTTGGTGGTGGTAATGAATTTTTTAATGGTTATATTGCTGAAGCAGTTTGGATAGATGGACAAGCATTAGACGCAACATCATTTGGAGAGTTTAATGACGATAGTTCGTCAATATGGCAACCAAAAGATGTATCTAGTTTAACTTTTGGTAATAATGGATTTTATTTAGATTTTGAAGATAGCTCTAATTTAGGTAATGACATATCTGGAAATAGTAATGATTTTACAGTTAATAATCTTACAGCAGTAGATCAATCAACAGATACTTGTACTAATAATTTTTGCACTTGGAGTAGATTAACACCTAGACATAGTGCCATAACACTATCTCGAGGAGCATTAGATATTACTATGGGAGGCACATCAAGGGGTATTTTTGGAACAATAGCTGTATCATCTGGAAAATGGTACTATGAAGCAAAATGGGTAAGTGGTAGTTTTTTTGAAGTAGGTATTGTTGCTACATCTAATATGAATGATAACGATGATGTGTATGGTGGAAAAACTGGAGCATTTATCTATAAAAGTAATGGTGATATAAGAGTAAATGGCAGCACATCAACAACTGTTGGTTCTTTATCAACTGGAGACATAGTTGGAGTGGCAATAGATATGGATAATGGATTTGTTTATTTTTCTAAAAATGGTACTTTTCAAAATAGTGGTAATCCTGCATCAGGATCAAGTGGGACTGGTGGATTTAATATAAGTGCAAATTCAGAATACATACCTGCTGCATCACCAACATCAGCAGTTTTATCTGGTAATTTTGGTAGTCCTAGCTTTTCTATTTCATCAGGTAATTCAGATAGTGAAGGGTTTGGTAATTTTGAATTTTCTGTACCATCAGGATATTTTGCACTTAACACTAAAAACTTAGCGGAGTATGGAGGATAGATGGCTTATACAACTATTGATGATCCAAGTTTATTTTTTAACACAGTTTTATGGAGTGGTGACGGAACAACACCAAGAACAATATCAGGAGTAGGATTTCAACCTGATTGGGTTTGGTTAAAACATAGAGGCGGAAGTGGAACAAGAGATCACTATTTATCAGATGTCGTAAGAGGAGCAACTAAAAGTTTAAATTCAAATAGATCAGATGCAGAAGTTACATCGGAAAGTAACGGTCATACTTCAGCTTTTACTAGCGATGGATTTACAGTAGTTAATGGTGGTAACTCTGTGGGAGAGGTAAATGATAGTAGCAGAACTTATGTTGCTTGGAACTGGAAGGCAGGAGGTTCTGCATCATCAAATAGTGATGGTGATATTACGAGTTCAGTAAGTGTAGATCAAACTCATGGATTTAGTATCGTTACCTATACTGCGACTTCTACTGCAACTAATACAGTGGGTCATGGTCTTGGAGCAAAACCTGGTTGGATTATTATTAAAGAGAGAGATGGAACTAATAATTGGTGTGTGGCTTATCCAGATACATTAAATAATAATCAAATTTTACAATTAAATTTAACAAACGCTATTTTTAACGACAGTGCTAGTTTTAATGATACTGTTAATACTGGAACAACAAGTTCTGTTTTTATAACAGGTAATGGTGGTTTAACTGGAAATAACGGTTCTGATTATGTGGCTTATTGTTTTGTAGAAAAACAAGGTTATAATAAATTTTCTACATACTCAGGTAACGGAGCAGATGATGGTACATTTGTTTATACTGGATTTAAACCCGCTTGGATTTTATTAAAAAACACTGGAAGCGGAAATAATTGGAATATTTTTGACAACAAAAGAGATACATTTAATGTTGTAACTAAGGCAATAGCTGCACAAGAGTCAGGCTTAGGACAAGATGCAGATTTTATAGATTTCCTTAGTAATGGTTTTAAACTTAGATCAACAGATAGTGATGTCAATGGTAGTGGTAGCACTTATGTTTATGCAGCATTTGCAGAGTCGCCTTTTGTAAATTCTAAAGGAGTACCAAATAATGCGAGGTAAATTATGTTACAAAAATTAAGATTTGCACCAGGAATAAATAAACAAATTAGCTCTTCTAGCGGTGAAGGACAATGGACTGATTGTGATAACGTTAGATTTAGATATGGTATTCCTGAAAAAATAGGTGGTTGGACTCAGCTTGGTGATACAAAAATTACCGGTCGTAATACTGCCATTCATCACTTTGTAACAACATCAGGTATTAAATATGCAGCGCTTGGAACTAACAGAGTATTATATGTTTATTCAGGTGGTGTCTTTTATGATGTGCATCCAATTAAATCGACAACAACATTAACAAGTGCGTTTACAACGACTAATGGATCATCAACCGTCACCATTACTTTTGCTAGTGCACATAATATTGAAAACGTTGGAGATGTTGTTTTACTAGATAACTTTTCATCGATTACTAATTCTAATTTTGTATCTACTGATTTTGATGATAAAAAATTTGCAGTCACTACTATTCCATCTGATACAACAATTACTATTACCATGCCATCTAACGAGTCTGGTTCTGGTGCAACGACATCCGGAGGTATACGTGTTCAGTATTATTATCCTGTAGGTTTAGCATTAGAGACAGCAGCAACGGGTTGGGGTCTTGGACAATGGGGAGGTAGATTATCAGGACAGTTTACATCAACATTATCCTCA